TTTCGGATTTGGTTTATCAATCAATTTTTGCATACCTATCGGACGGAAATATAATCGCATATAGGTCTGTTCCATCGCTGTATAAGAACGCTTCGGCTTCATCAATTGCACGGGTTGACATAATTCAGCCAACCGAAATCGAGCTATCAGAATACACCAACATTTCGACGCTCAATATAAGTTCATGGAACGAGCTGATTAGACGGGCACGATATACGTATAATACTGGCTTTGGTGATTACTTGGAACCGTCAAACCTTGTAATTAATTGCATTGATGCCACACGTAGGGACGGTAGTATGATACTTTCACGTTCACCACTAAACAAAGCCATAAGGCCAATAAACAACCTTTTAGCCGCTTATTCAGCTAGATACAACGTCTATGTGAATAACGGCATGGCAGGGTTGTTGGTACGCAAAGCTTCGGGAGGCGATAAGACGTTAGCCGAAGCCGTGAAGCCTTCCGACAGGAAGAAGATACTTGAAGACCTAAACGATAACTATGGACTAACCGGAAACCGGAACCGTTGGGGAATCAAAGGTGTATCGGGTGTGCCTATCGAGTTTGTGAAGACAATAAGCTCTATATCAGAGTTGATGCCTTTCGAGGAAACACTAGAGGACAGCATTAAGGTAGCCGGTGTTTATCAGATACCTTCTGGACTTATTCCTAGAAAGGATCAATCAACCTTCGATAATCAAGCATCACAAGAAAAAGCCGTATGGGAAAATGCCATCATGTCCATAGCTGACAGCTTCGGTAGATATTGGGCATCGGTCTGCATGGTTGATAAACTTGGATATTCATTCAAGCCAGACTATTCGACCGTTTCTTGCCTTGAATCCAATGAATCGCTATCGCAGGACGTTATCGCCAAGCAGTTGGCAAACCTTAAGGCATTGAAGGAATTGAACCCAAATATTGACATTACAGAACAAACCAATAAAATACTTGACGAATATGGACAAGGATAAATTAGGCAAGGAGGAACACGGTATCTGTCGTGCGATGATCCAAAAGTCATCCTCCGAAGAATACGACTTTGAATGTGTCGCAGTACCAGCCGACAACAAGCAACTGAAATACTCTTGGCAGAACGATGAATACTTCTACCAGGTATTGAGAACAGGAAGTGCGAACATTAAACCCGAACGTCTTGAAAGTGGACTGCCTTTGTTTGACAATCACGATTGGGACAAGTCGGCAATGCGTACCCTTGGTATCACTACTTCGTATGAGTTCACGGATAAAGGTCTTGTGATGCGTTGCAAGTTTGGAGCGAGAGCCGATCAAGCCTTAAAGGACGATATTGCCAACGGTGTGATTAAGTCGGTCAGTATTGAGGGCGATGTGGAGCAATATCAGATAGAAAGGATGCAAGGGCAAGTTCCAACATACTACGCAGAGATATGGGAACCGACCTCCCTTAGTTTCGCACCCGTCCCGCAAGACCCATCCGCACAAATTGATGTAAAGAGAGCCTTAGACGCTCAACTACATAAGAGAGAAGAAACCTTTTTTTCAGTATTAACAAAAAACCTATCAAAATGAAGAGAGATTTAGTAACAAGTATTGCTCGGTCTAAGGCAGGTACTCTGACTCCCGAACAAGAAACCGCTTACGCTGTCTTTGACCAAGGTCTTGAACAGGCTTTGAACGAAGAAGGTGTAGAACGTGGCAAGGCTATCGAGGCTTTGACCGCAAAGATTGGCGAGATGGAAAACGGTGAATCCGTTGCTTCCGTTGTACGCAAGTTGGCACAGTCCATTGATGACATGGACAAGAAGGCTAAACGTGGATTGACCAATTCGCAGCGTTTCAACCTGCTCGGCAAGTTGGAAGAAAATCGGGATTTGATCCAACGTGCCCGCAAGTCTCACGAAATGTGGGATTTGGAATTCCACGCAAAACGTGCCGCCTCTGCAATGATGACCACTTCCACCGTACTGACCGGTGCAACCGCCATCAATAACCCGAATTTGTTTGACGATATTGATGTTGTTTTCATCCAATATCCGAAGAACTTCATCCTCGATGCCATCAATGCCCGCCAGGTATCCAAAGTGCCCGCTACGTGGCGATGGAAAGAACAAGTTCCGTAGCCGAAGGCGATACCAAGCCGTTGATGGATTACAAGTTCGAGTGGAAGACTGCCAACCGTGTGAAATATGCCGGTCGCATTGAAATGTCCGAAGAAGCTGAAATCGACTTCGAACAACTGATGATCGACATCGTAAATATGTTTGAACGTGATGTTCTGACCGCATGGCAGGACGGTGTTTTAGCCGCCATCACTTCCTATGCTACCGTATATGCCGGTTCCGGTCTTGACGGTAAGGTTGTAATGCCGACCGTTTACTCGGTTATCGGTGCGTTGAAATTGCAGGCACAAGCCGCAAACTACGAACCCGATGTCGTTCTGTTGAATCCTGCCGATGCTGCCGAAGCCATCTACTTGCAGGATGCAAACGGACAACAGCAGTTTATCCCTTCCGACCTCCAATTCGGTGGTCTGATGCCGTTCCTTTCCAATAAGGTTACTGCCGGTACGGTCATCGTAGGCACGAAGGCTACGATTCAGGAGCAGCATGGTGCGTTTATCATCCGCAAGGGAGTAAGTGGCACACAGTTCATCGAAAACGAATCGACCGTCGTAGGAGAAGTGTTCAGTATCGCCAAACTGCCTACCGCATCGAAGGCATCGTGGGTATCCGGTAATATTGCAACCGTTAAGGCTGCATTGTTGAAGCCTGGGGCATGAACCTAGTGTGGACATCCAAAAGCAATAATACGGGCAATGTGGAGCTTTGTTCTGCTCCCGTTGCACGTATGTTGATCGACAAAGGGCTTGCTGTTGACATGGATCAGGAAAAGCCCAAGGAAGTTAAACCAAAAACAACAAAGAAATGAAAAAGTTAGTTTTATTGTTAATTGCCGTTTGTTCGTTTGCCTTTGCGAATGCACAGACCGCCACGCCTATTCAGTTCACTCCCGACCAATGGTTCGTAAGCTATACGGGTAGTGCCACGTTGGACACTGTATCCGTAAACAATACTTGGTATAAAGAAATACTTCCGAACAAAGGCCAACGTCTGATGTACAACATCCGTGTGAAGATTACCGAAGTTAGTGCTGTTTCTGCCGGTACTCCCGTTGCAGTTGCATTGCAAGGCAAGGTATTCGACACAGACACGTACACGACCATCACCACGCTCAACTACCGAGGGACTGGAACGGATACCACTTTGACCTATTCCGAAGCAAGCACGGCACAAGTGTACCGATATTTCAAGGTACTTATCACTCCGGCAAGCGGTAAGGTAAAAACCACGTTCGTCAAAGCTTCATTCAAGCAATAATGAATACCACACGGGCATACTTTCAACAAGGCATAACGGAAGTTCCGAACCTCACCATATCCATTGGGGGGGTATCGGACACCTCCAACGCTACGGAGCTAGACCGCTATATCACACGGTACGAAACGGAGTTCATGAAGTGCCTTTTAGGTTCTTTGTACACGGACTACGCTACAAACCCGACGGATGCTAAGTGGGCTACTTTAAAGGCAATGCTTTGGGACAGTACGCTGTTGGTTTCACCTGTTGCAAACTACATTTTTTGGCATTACTACAACGATGCAACCCGTAGGAATGGTAATGTTGGTACGGTCGAATCGAACGTAGAGAACGGCAATATAAACACCAATGCAAGACTTGTGCAAGTATGGAACGAAATGGTTTCCATGATGTACAACGGAGTGGACGGTGTGATTGATTACCTACTCGAAAACTCCGACACCTACCCCATCGAGGATTACAAGTGGACTAACTTTGTTGAAACGACAAACATTCTAGGAATATGACCCAAGACGTTTTATCCAACCTTATTCCAAGGATTGAATCCAAGTTCAAGGCGATGTTTTACATTACCGATGAACAAGGACGGATAATCCTTAATGAGGAAGGAAAGATGTTTGGTTTGCCTGTTTTGCAGAATGACTTTACGTTGAAGTTCAAATACTCCACCCCGCAAGAGTGGGTGAATGAATTGTTGAGCGTAGGGCAGTCGAACGCAAAGAAACGCTACCCGTTTTTGTACGCAAACTCCATGACGGTCAATCAAACTGTTAACACAAATATTGAAACGGTTACGATAGGCGAAATAGTTCTTGCGGTTAATTCTACAATCAAATGGACTTCTGCACAACGTGATACCTATTCATTCAAGCCCATACTAAACAACCTTTACACGTTGTTTTACGAGGCTTTGAACGTTTCAAGGGAATGCGTTGTGATTGATAGAGGGACAAGGAAAGACCACTATTTTTACGGTAAATCGGGATTGTACGGAGGCACGGAGAACAAGTTTTCCGACTTCGTGGATGCCATCGAGATAAACAATTTAAAATTACGAATACTTAAAAACTGCTGATTATGCAAAGTATTACTGATGTATGTACCCAAGACATGGGTAATTTGGGATTCGAGTCGTGTGCGGTGATGCCCGAAAGAATTGAAGGCTTCATGCTTGCACCCCGTTCGTTTTCCTTGACAGCCGCCAACCTAGCCGATGACACTACCCTTCTTGGAGTTCTGCAAACGGCATCTTTGGCAGCCAAAACGAGTAGAAACTTTCCGTTCTTCAATGGTATCGATGAC